ACGGTCGCTCACGAGTACGGACACCAGATCGAACACGCCAACCGAGAAGCCCGTGATCTCGCATGGGACTTCTCGATCGCGAGAACCGCCGGGAGCCCCGAGGTCAAGCTCAAGGAGAAATACCCCAACTCGATCTTCACCGACGACGAGATCGGCCGGGCCGATGACTTCGCGAAGGCGTTCGCGGCGGCCCGGCTGGAAGGCTCCGCAGCCGCCGAACATTCGGCTCTCTACACCGGGAAAAGATACGAAAGCAGACGATCGACCGAAATCGTCTCGATGGGCGTAGAACTTATGAAGGCAGACGGTGCGGCCTTCGCGATTGCCGACCCGGAATACTTCGATCTCATTGCCGGCATCCTGACCGGCCGGGCGCTGACGCAAACCCGAGGGGCTTTCGCCAGAGCCAGACAAGGCACGCCGATCAACACGGGGAGCTAGCCCATGCAGGCGATCATCAAGACGAAGCACGGCTCTCAGTTCACGATCACCCAGGCCGCGGACGGATACGCCGTCACCGGCGACGGCGACGAGACGCTCGCGAAGTCACTCGCCCGCATGGCCGCGATTGCCGCCGCCAGCTACTCGCCCGCGTTCGGGAGCCGGCTTGCATACGTCGCCGGGGAAGTTGCTCGCGGCGCCGGGGGGACGGTCGTCTCGGTCTCTGTGCCAGAGAACCCGGCCGGCACGGTCCACTGACGCTAGCTTGCCCGATTCGGGCGGCCGGCGGAAAACTCCAAGACAAACCCGTCTTGGAGGCATCGATGCCCGCCCCCGAATTGGTCAGACCGGAGATCGAGTCGCGTTGTCTCGACACCGATCTCGGTCGCCCTCGCGTCTACACCCGCGCGTCGGACGCTCTCGGCGAGTGCGAGCTTCGTTGCCTTTCCAGCAAGCCGTGCCCGGTTTGCGCTGCCAGGAAGCGCGGCGACCCGGTGATCTCCGGGTACGCGACCGTCTGGGACAGTGAGTCGAGGGATCTCGGCGGCTTCGTCGAGACGGTCTCCCCCGGGTCGTTCACAGAGGTCTTGAACCGCTCGATGAACGGCACCGGCGACAACATCGCCGCCCTCTACAATCACGACAAAGCCGTCGTGCTCGGTCGTCACGGCGCCGGGACGCTCAAGCTCTCCCAGGACACGATCGGTCTCCGGTACATCTCCCCACCGCCGCGGCACAACTGGTGGGTCGCCGAGTTGATCGATCGCGGTGACGTCACCGGATCTAGCTACAGTTTCGCCAACGCCCGCAAGCACGAGCAGTGGTCGCCGCGATCTGCCGCCGGTCTCCCCCGGCGAAACCTCACGGGCTTCACCCGTGTCATCGACGTCGGCCCCGTGCTCTTCCCGGCGTTCTCCGGGACGGAGGGTCATGTCGCCGCCCGCGCGATCGACACGGCGCGGGCTCTCCAGACTCGCGTATCGGTCGCGTTCCCGAAGGCGCTTGCCTTCGTGGGTTGGGCTCGCGAGAAGGGGCTCGCCAGCCGTAGCGTCGGCGACTGCGGCCAGGACAACGACGGTCGGTTCGGCCGCGGCAACACATGCGCGAAGGGGGACGGCGGAGGGAAGAAGGGCACCGTCGAAGTGAACGACGCCCCGAAGGTCGCCGCCGGCAAAGACGGCACCAAGGACGCCGGCGGAGACTGCTGCTCGAAGCAGCAGATCGAGTCTTTCGCCAAGGAGCATGACCATGGCGCGAAGTGGAACGCCGCGATCGGGGCTTTTGTCCCAGTCGACCAGAAGCCGATCGAGAATCTCCACATCGCCAACGCCGCCGCGATCGCGAAGCGGATCGGCGTCCCCGATTCCATCGGCGACGAGCGAATCAAGGAAGTCAACTCCGCCAACACTCTCCGCGAGCTAATCGCCGACTCCCGGGCCGCCGCCCCTGCCTTCGAGAAGATGGTGAGGGATGCCGCGAAGGCCGCCGGCGGAAAGCCTTTCTTCGGACCGGAGGACAAGCACATCCTCAAAAGCCCGAAGAAGGTCTCCGAGAAGATCGCCCGCAAGCAAATGGACTTCTACAACAAGCAGAAGGCCGCCGGAGTGGAGCGGCCGATCGTTCGCACGAGGACGCAGCAGATCCAACTCCTCGACGACGTCGTCCGCGGCTCGATCATCACCGACACCCCGGAGAAGCTCGGGGCGGCGATCCGCAAGTTCAAGAGCGACGTCGAGAAGAGCGGTGGCCGAGTCGAGATCGATAACAAGTGGGACAACAACGCGAACCCCTCTGGCTACGTCGGGGTGCATGCGAAGGTGCTGGCGAAGACGCCGTCCGGCCGGAGCGTGCTCTCGGAAGTCCAGTTCCACATCCGCGCGATCTACGACGGGACGGACGGATCGCCGAAAGACGCGAGCCATGCCGTCTACGAAAAGGCGCGTGGCACCGACGTCAATCCGAAGGATAAGATGGTCGCTGACGCTGCCATGCAGTTGATTTTCGCGACTGCGGCGCACGGGATCGCCATGGGGAGCTAGCGATGGCAAAGACGTACATGATGGAAAACGACACGCTCATGTCTGTCGTGATCGACGACTCGACCGACCCCAAGACCATGACGTTCTTCCTGCCGGACGGCAGGGAGTGCCCGAAGGATTGGCCTGCACCCTTCGGTGCCGAGTGGTGGTCTTGGCGGCGGATCACCGAAGACGACTGGAAGTCCATTCCCGAGCAGGAGCGGCAGCTTCGCATTTCAGCCGCCAAAGCCCCCGTCTCGGAAACGGACGACGAGCCCGACGAGAGCTAGATTTTTCCTTGCCCGCTTCCTGACCGATTCGTAGCCTGCTGTTCATCGGGGAATTGTTGCCCCGGGACAACTTACTTCCCCTCCCCTGACGGAACCCAATCCCATGTCTGGAAAGCTCGCGACACTCAAGACCGAGATCACCGAAATCGCCGATCGTCTCGAAGTGCTCACCGGGCTCGATTCCCGGTCGATCGCCGACGAGAAGGAGATCGACACCCTCACGGCCCGTTCCGAGTCGGCCCGCGCCGAACTGGAGCGGGAGGAAGACATCCAGAAGCGCATGGCGAACATGCGGGTCATCACGGGGCGATCCGCTCCGAAGCCGGCCGGTCGCGAGCCGCACCCCGTCCAGCCGGGGCAGTACCACTACCGGGAGCTTTCCTGCTTCCCCGGCCCGAACGGGGAGCGCGACGCCTATCGCGCCGGGCAGTTCTTCCTCGCGACGATCTACGGCATCGAGTCGGCGAAGCGCTACTGCCAGGAACACGGGATCCTCTCCCGTGCCCTCCCGGCCGACGGTCAGGTCGAGGGTGAGGACATCCGCGGTGGGAATCTCACCAATCCGGAGTTCCTCGCGACGATCCTCCGGAACGTCGACCAGTACGGCGTCTTCCCCCGCGAAGCGTACCGTCAGCCGATGAAGAGCCACACGCTTTCCGTCCCCCGCCGGACGAAGGGCGTGTCGGCCTTCTACGTCGACGAAGGGAACGAGATCCCGAAGGATCAAGCGAACTGGGACCGCGTCCAGTTGGTCGCGAAGAAGGCCGCCGTCATCGTCCCGCTCACGACGGAAGTGATGGAAGATTCCATCCCCGACATCGGGCAGGCAGTGACCGAGGAGATCTCTCTCGCGTTCGCGACGAAGGCCGACGAGGACGGCTTCATGGGTGACGGCACCCCGGCGTCCGGCATGTTCAAGGGCATCATCCCGACCCTGCTGTCCGCTGGCTGCGAAGCCAGCGTCATCACCGCGGGTGCCGGCGAGACGTCCTTCGAGACGATGATGCTCGACACCTTCATCAAGGCGATCGCCTTGATCCCGCGGTGGGCTCGGGCAAATGCGAAGTGGTACGTCAGCGCCCCCGGCTACGCCGCTTCGATGCAGCGACTCCAGCTTGCCGCTGGCGGTCTCCTGCCGTCCGACATCGCCGGCGGGACCGCCACGGCTCGCTTCTTGGGCTACCCCGTCGTCGACGTCGTGCCGATGAACAGCGTGCTCGGCGACGACCCCGGTCAGCCGAAGGTGCTCTTCGGCGATCTCCGGAAGAGCACGATGTTCGGCGTGCGTCGCGAACTGGAGATGAAGACCAGCGAGCATCGCAACTTCGAGTACGACCAGATCCTCCTCCGGGCCACGACCCGGTGGGCGATCAATGCCCACACGGTCGGCGACGACAAGAACGTCGGGCCGGTCGTGGTCATCAAGTCGGCTGGCTGACCAAGAAGCTAGCCCAGGAAAAAAGGAACCAGACACCCATGTCGCAGACCGTCGCCATTCGCATGCTCCGGGACTTCTCCGTCTACAAGGCGGGGCAGATCATCCCGGCCGTGAACCGCGGTCAAGCCGACGTCTGGATCCGCCGAAAGATGGCGGAGCCGGTGGACACCCCACCGGCTCCGCCCCGTTCGGCAGACATGCCGGAGACCGTCCCGTCTGGCCGGCGGTCTTCTTTCAGCCAGGGGTCGATCAAGCGAAGGGGGTAGCGTGACGGCATCCATCCGGCGGCTATCCCAGGCGACCTACCCCGTCACTCTCTCCGAGGCGAAGGAGCATCTCCGCCTCGAACGCGACGACGACTCGAACGACTCTTACGTCATGTCGTGCGTCGCGACGGCGAGCGAGTGGGTCGCGTCCCGTCTCGGGCGCGCCCTGACGCTCGGCACCTACGAATTGATCGTCGACCGCATGCCGTCCGGCCCGGTGACGCTCCACATGCCGCCGGTCTACCGTCCAGACCCGCGGCTTCGTGTCGAGATCGAAGACCGCTCGAACCCAGGGAGCGTGTTCGTTCCCGAAGTCGTGCTCATTGACCATGACCTAGACCCACGGGTCGCCCCCGCGGGCGGATCGTGGCCGGCCGGCGGCCGGGGACGGATCCAATGGCAGGCCGGATATGGAACGGCGGCCGACGTCCCCCCGCAGATCCGGCACGCGATTCTGATTGCCGTGACGGGCTTCTTCGACGATCGCTCCGGGAACGCGCTGAACCAGGGATCCCCGATGGCGACGACGATCGACGCGCTGCTCGCGTCGGCAAGCACGGGCTTTCTCGCCGGCGGCCGCACCGTGGCAGACTTCGGTTCGCCGAGTTCGTCGGCCGGCATGGTATCGAGGGTGCGCGGGATCATGCGATCCCGGCCGTGACCACAAGGAGCTAGACAGTGGCGAATGGTGAAAAGTCCCCCGCGTTCTCCGCGATCTCGTCGTTCATGCTGAACTTCTCGGCAACCGTGCCGGTGGGTCTCGCGACGCAGACGACGAATTGCGAGTGGATCTCCGAGTCGGTGATCGAGGGGGCAAGCACGGCAGTATCGGCCGTCGTCTCCGTTCCGCCCGCCGGCGAGGACGTCAAGCTCCCCGACGGCAGCGTCGCCGCCTTGGCGATCAAGAACACCGGCGGCGACCAGTGCGACGTCTCGCTCGAA